TCATTGGCAACTGTTGCTTTCATAACGCACACTCCATTTTCAATGGAAATAATCTCCGTGCTGATTAAACCGTCAGGGTAAATCATTCTGAACGCCTTGATACGCTCATTTACTTCGGCATATGCCTTTCCCTTAATATCTGTTGTTTTAATTTGTGCATTTGCTTTTTGTAATTGTTCAAAAGTCATTTTTTCTCTCCTTACATATTCATTAAATGCCTTAATTCTAACTTTAATGTGTCAAGTCTATCTTGTTCCTGCACCGTTCTATATGATTTTGCTTTTATTTCTGAAATTTCTTCTTGTATACGGCAAATTTCATTGTGTATTTCGTCTTTTTCAATCGGTGTGTATAGTCTTTTCATTTTTCCCCTCCTCTTCAATCCAATCTATGAAATATTCAATACTATCTTCTTTGATAAAAAGCTCAATGTTTTCCGTATCAGCAAAGAGGAGTTCTTCGAGTTCTTCTGACCATTCAATATCTCCGTGCAAAGAACAATTAAAATACCATTCAAAATAGTCTTTTTGTAGTTCATCTCGAATATAATCCACTCCGTGTTCCTTAATTAAATCGTTGACACAATCACAATGATAAATGTTTCCTTTGTAAAACAAATATTCTTCGTCGCTGTCGCAATCCATATCAATGGAGCCATAACAAAGCGGACATCTATATTCAATTTCATCTTGCATATAACCGCCTATAATCTTTGCCTCGTATATTGTGCCTATCATTTTATTCCCTCCAACTTTTTAATATTTTTCGTTCTCTTCCCTTACTTCAACAAATCTGTTTTGCGATGTTTCCATAATGAACGACTTCATCTTCTGTTGACGGATTGCCGCTTCACCGATTTCGACAAATTCGTTTTTATCGACTTCATAATATCTCGAAACACCATTTTTTCGTTTTCTTTTGGATTTTTCATTTTTTTCTTTAATTATTTTGTATGCTACGCCAATAATTAAATAAGTAAAAATCCATATAACAATAAATCCAAATACCGCTGTGCCGAATGCTTTATATTCCATTTCGCTGAACATCTCAATTTGTAAGTTCATTTTAACCCTCCTCAAACAATTCTTTTTGTTTACACTTGAAAATCCTACAAAGTAGCAGCTTTTCCCATTTGCTGAATTCTCTTTTACCGTTTTCCTTGTCGCAATAATACGCCCTTGAAATTTCAAGTTTCCTTGCCATTTCCTCTTGCGTAATTCCTGCTTGAATGCGCTTCATTTTTAACGGTGTAAGTTTTGTCATTTACTCACCTCCCTTTGTTTTAATTTTATGGCAGGGGTAGCAAGATTTGAACTTGCGATGACGGAGTCAAAGTCCGTTGCCTTTACCGCTTGGCTATACCCCTGTATATAGGGCTGATACGCTCAACCCGTGAAGCGATGTCTTATTAACATATATCGTTGTTACGATTAATATATTTAAAACCTCTTTCTGTGAGCATATAGAAAGTTGGTGTTTTGTCATCAAGATGTTTATTAGATTTAAGCATCTTTTGCTGATGCATTTTTTTAATTTCTTCAAATGAAACGCCATACTTTACTGCTTCTTTTTCTTTGAAGTCAAGACACAAATACAGCCAATGTGCAGGATGCATTTTTCTAAATTCTGCTTGATATTTAATATCTTCCCAACACGAACCAGTCATTTCTTTCATTGCTTCACGATATTTAACATCAAATAATTCAGCAACTGTCATTTCCTTTTACCTTAGCCTTTCGGCTTCCTTTCCTTAAGTTCACCCTTATTATATCAAAACATTTTACATTTGTCAATGCCTTTTTGTAAAAAAATTTGACTTTTTTCAAAATTTTTTGCAAAACAAAAAAGGCAAGCCGAAGCCTGCCCTTTCCGTGTGCGTGGTCAGTCGCACGATTAAGGAGAGTATTTAATTGAAAAAATACTGTATTAATAATATAGCATATTAATTACAATTTGTCAATACTCCCTTAAATTTCGCAATGTCGCCTTATATAATGGTTGATTATATACATAAGTTGCTTTCATTAAGTCATCAAAAACATATAATATATCGTTGATATCCATTCCCTGTATAGCATTGCTAAACTCTGTTCCGCTGTCATAAGTAGGTTGCTCGGGTGCAGTCGCATAACTATATTGAGGAACGCTTTTGTTAAGGACATTTATGTCGTTTGCAACCTCTGGATATAAGGCGTTTTTTAAAATGTAAAATGCGGATAATTTAACACATTCATCAGATGTTATATCTTTTTTACCTTGATATTTTGCTATCATTTCATCAATGTCTTTTTCTGTTATCAAGGTATCACCGCCTTTACATTTCTTTTGCTATACGCATTAATTCGTTCTTTTTGTGTTCGGGCATTCCCTCATACATTGACATAAATTCGTCATCTCTTGAATACCCTCTTTCGCTTGAATATCTGCCCATTCTGTCACGGTTAGCCTGTGAGCCTCTGCCTCTTCCATTTCTTGCATAAGAATTACGCATCGAATAATCGTTATAACTCATATCATAAGAAGCACCGTTTTCCATTTCATCAATTTTCAGCAAATCTTTCTTTGCTTCAAGAAGGTCGCCCATATATGAAACTTCCGTCATAGACAAATCGCCGCTTTTTTCAACTTTCTTCTCAAGCGTGTCAAGTTCATCACAAACATAATTCATAAGTTTATGCATTTATTCCACCTCCTAAAATACTCTGTGAACGCCTGCATAATCAAACACTATGTTAGCGTTCTGTACTTCAATAGGCTGTGTGCTTGAATTTATCACAGATACGCTTTCGCAACCGCAAAGGCTCGGTACTGCTACGATAATATCCGCACCAACATTGCCGAATTCCTCTACCGCCGCAGGGGTAATTCTCATTACGCTTGACGGGTCAATGACTCCATCAATCGCAATGGCAAGTTGAATTTCCTCAACTGTGCCGCCCGTTGGTATAGCAATATTCGCGTGGAACGCTACTTCGTATCTTGTTTCGTAAATTCTTCTGCAACCACAACCGCAGTTGTTACAATTTTGAGCATTGTTAGCAAGCAAGAATGTTCCGCTTTCATCTCTATGAAAGATTAAACCTTTATTGCAAGGTACAGGGCTTTCCGTAAAGATGACAGGCTGATTAACGCCTACCGTTTGTAAAGCATTTGCGCTGTATTCTGCCGCCATTATCTCGCCCCCTTAAAAGTTGCCGCAACCGCAAGCGTTGGTGCAACAATTCGGGTTCTGCACAACATAAGCAGGGCGAGGAACAGGAGCAAGATACTGCTCAAGCGCAGTTGTCTGTGCCTCATTGTTTGCGATAATAGCCGCTGTCTGTGCGCCCTGTGAAGCCGCAAGGTTAGCCATTGTAAGCTGTCTTTCGAGGTCAGCGATTTTCTCGTTCTTTGCATCGATTTTGTCGTTGCACATTTGAGTGAGAATTGTCTGAATACCTGCGGTCTGATTAGCAATAATATCTCTTACGCCGTCAGTAACCGCCGCTCTGTCTGCACAAGCCTCTCTTGCAATGTCTGCGCCAAGGTTAGCAAGACCGAGCCTATTCTCACAGCAACAATCGCTAAACTGCTGAGAAAGTCCAAAGAGCTGCTGCATATTAGCCATTGCTCTTGCATTAGCCGCAGTTTCAGCATTAGCTGCTGTTCCGTTAATTGTTGCGTTTACTCCTGCAAATCCATTACAAAGTTGAGTCTGAATATCGCCGAGGTCGCTCTGAACTGCTGTTATAGCGTTTTGTGTTGCAAGGTTTTGGAAACCATCATTTACGGTGTTTGAAATGCCGTTTTGACCGTTTAAGAGCCACGGGAAGTCATAACCGAGCATCATATTGCCACCACCGAAACCGCCGAAGCCGCCGCCAAAGCCAAAACCGCCAAAAAGCAGACCGAGGAGAAGCCAACCGAAATCTCCGCCGAAGCCGCCAAAGCCGCCATTACCGCCATAAGCAGGTGCCACGGGCATATAGAAGCCGTTGTTTTCGTCTGTAATTGCCATTTGTTTTAATTCCTTTCAAAATATTATTTATACTAAAATCTATGCGCACTTGATTTTGTATACTTATTTATGAAAACCCATTTTATGAGCCATATTCACCGCGTTATTATACTGCTCTTGTGAAATTCGACCGTTCCGCATCATATAATCAATGATAGCGTTCGGGTCCTTCATATTAACACCTTGTAAATTGCCAAAAAACTGTTGAGGATTGTTTCTCATTTGACCGATTAATTGAAAAATATTATTATTCATCCGTCTTCACCTCATTAATCTTTTTTAATTCTTCCTTAATATGCTCTATTTCGCCCCTGAGAGCCTTTATTTCACCTTTTTCAGCGTATTCTATAATGGGTGTTTCCTTTTTTGTTTCTTGCGTTGTTTCACCGTCTGTAAGCTCTACGAGCTCATATCGTTTAAAGCTCGGTTGCTCTACGGGAGAAAATCCTCTTGTCTTTACATACATTCTCTTGTTATTTCCGTCAATAAAGGTTACGCTCGTTCCCTGTGCTACTAAATACTCAGCCGCTTCCTTTTCACTTGATACGGGAATAAAACCGCCCTGCTGAATAGTCGGCTGTTGCTGTTGCATAGGCTGTTGATATTGCATATTGTTAAAATAAGGGTTATACATCGGATTGTTTTGATAAGGGTTGTAATAATTAGCCATAATTTAGTCCTTTCTATACCATACAAATTGTGGTATTTCTCTTTCGCTATTCCAATTGTCATAAATAACGCCGTCAACAACTGTTGCTGTATGTGTTCCTGTTCCTAAAACATAAACGCCCTTTGGGTTATCTCTTGCAAAATCTCCGAAATTGTAACAATCAGGGCAGGTATTCGGAATATTTGCTCTGTAAAATCCGTGTTGACGTAATACTGCGCCCCAAGTAGAATTACTCGAAGGCATATCTCCCATATTGTACCCTGCTTCCGCTATCAAATCATAAGCAGTTTCCCAATCGGTATCTAAAGCTTTTGCTACCGCTCTTACAGCACAATCGCCAACACTACGCCCTGTCGGATTCGGGTTATATTTCTGCCACAATTTTTTCACCTTCTATGCTTTTTACAAATTGTTCAAGCTCAAAATATGAACCTCTAAAATTACGCAAAAAATCGTCAACGGTCAAAGCCGCAGAATCAGGAGAAAATCCGCAAGCTTTTAATCTGTTGACGAAATGTGTAATGTCTGTCATATTAATCACCTCTATTAAATTGTAAAATAAAAAAAGCGTTCTCACAATGAAGTGAAAACGCAATTTATACGCAAATTTTATGAAATTCTTTTAAATATCTTCTTTTCGCATTTATATACAATGTTCTGAACTTGCCGAGGTGTTAAATCAAACTCCTCCGCTAAAGGCTCATAACATATACCATCGAGCAAACGTCTTTTCATAATGGCACGGTCACGCTCGCTGAATATCCACTCATCAATGAGATGTTCAACTTCGCTGACGGAAATATCAAATTCTTTCATCGTCTCCGTCTCCTTGTGCCTCTTGAATTTCCGTTCTTTTTACGGCGTGTTCGTTTTCTTGTTGTTACGACTATAACTTTCGCCATTTGTTATATCTCCATCATTTCCAATATAATTAGCCGTACCGTCTTTACCGTCAACGACAACACTTTGTGTTTCCTCGCTTGTATAATCATATGATTGCCAAGCATACAACCACGCCATATGAGATGCGAATAACATTACAATCAAAACGATAATTACTGCGATTAATCTTTTTACAGTGCGTTCGTGTCTTACTTGTGAACTTTCATATACTGCATAAGGAATGTTTTCCATATGTTACCTCACTTTACATAAATTCTGTTGCCTCTGTACAAACAAATCCATCCGCTCGGAATTTGCGCCCACGCTTCGTTATTACCCGTTTTAATTGCTTTTATGGTAACTTTAGTGCCTTTCTTTAAAATGGCGTAATATCCGATTTTAGCGTGTTTTTTGCCGTCTGTTGTTAATTGGCTACGCTTTTTGCGTGAATAATTTGTGCCTGCGCCCGTTCTTACATTCATATCCGCTTGCAGAACATAATCGTGACCGATTTTGTATGTAGGATATTTGCTATTAACGGGCATAGTATGAACTGGTGTATTCGGCTTCTCATAAGTAATCCACGGGCAATATCCCCACGAAGTCCATCCTCTGTCTTTGACTTTCGTCTTAACCACACCGTATGCGTGACCTCTTGCCTCTATCGCATAACCATTTCCGATATAAACGCCGACGTGACCCTGTGAGAAAAGCAATATGCCCTCAACTTCGGGAAGTGTTGACATTTTTCCGCTTTTCGTACATTTACCTCTCATTTGATTGGCAGATACATCCTGAGAGGGGTTGTATTTCGGATTAGAATTGATACCGTCGCTCCAAAGATAACCTTTAATCAAGCCGATGCAGTCAAATACTCTTACGCCGAGTTGCGAAGCTGGAAGCGACCACTGATAATAATTTGGGTATTGTTTTTTCTTCTTATAATATAAATCCTTTGTTGAAATCTGTCCATAAGTGCCATACCAATATGGATGACCTACCATAGTTTTTGCATAAGCCACGAGTCCTGTATTAGTCTTGCTCATCGAAATAGCCTCCCTCAAAATAATAATCTTCATCGCTGTCACTACAATCTGTTGTAGGCTTTTCCAAATTCATAACTGCGGAAAGTCCTGCCGCAATGGACGGAATAACAAGCGCAATGACTGCACCTTTTACAATAGATTTATCTTCACTAAAGTCTATTGTTTTCAATCCTACAACCAGTGCTGGCAGAAACGCCTGAAGAAAAGTCCTGATTGCCCTTTTTGCTGTCTCTTTTGTAAAAGTCATATGCCATTTCTCCTTGTTAAATTAGTGATTTTGTCGTTTAATTTTTCGTGTCCACTTTCGAGGTCATTGATGCGGTGATTAGCAACATCTTGTTTTTCTTGTAACACCTCAATTTCACCCTCTACATTATACATACGCTCGATAAGTTGATTGTGTTTGTCCTGTTTCTTTTCTAATTGCTCTAATCGGTAATTTGATAATTTAGTGTTTACAAGAACGCCTATGAAGCTTCCCATAGCACTACCGCCCAATCCGATTAAAGCAACTATCACCTCAGTCTGCGTTGTTCTCACCGCCTTTGTACTTTTCTTCCTGTTTTAATTCAAAATCACTTTCGTAATTAACCAAACTTTCAACAGTTGCTACGTGTTTTTTTGTATGACACATTATCCATATTGTACACCTCCCCTTATTCATTCGGAATATTAAAACGCTTAATATCTATTGCGTAATTGTGCGCTTTTTCTTCAGCAGTCAAAGTTCGGCTATAAAGCCTCAATGAATATAAACTCCCGATTAAAGGGTAATTATCTTTCATTGAAAGTTGTATTCCAGATGTGGGTGTTCTACTCCAACTATCGGAATACGAATTGTGCTGAACTTTTATACCGTCAATCACGCACTCATCGTTTGCAAAATCATATGAAATAGCAGATATTTTATTTGGAGATATAGGGAAACCTCGTCCGTTTCCAAACTGAATGTCTGTTTTTGCACGGCTTATACAAACATTTTTTGTATTTGTCCCGTTTAATTGCATTATCCAGTTTGCTGAGCCTCCAAATACTTCAGGCAATAATACAAATTCAACAGTGATAATATTAGGAATTGCCGAGGCATATGACATTGCGTTTTGATAAAAATGTGCAGAATCAATAAGAAACACTTGATAATTGGGGTTATTTTCTGATAATAAATCAATATTATTACCACTCAAATCCTCCCACACGCCTGATAATGATGTATGACCGCTTCTTGTGTTTTTAATTCCATCGTATAGTGCGACCAGTCCATCTGCGATATAATTAGGCGTAGTTTTATCATCATAATTATTGATAGCTCTTACTGAATTTGTTCTGCCTGTCATTTTACCACCTCAATTCTGTCAATTGTCACCGCCGTATCATTTGCTGAGCAATAGATTGTAACAATGTTATTTCCAGTTTCGCAGAACGGGGCGAGTGTACCAAGTGCTGCCGAAGCACTATTAAAATATACATTAGCCACCATCGAAGATGTTACGCCCGAACAAGTTAAAACTGCTTTATAACCATAATCAGAATAAGTATTGTCACTTACCCAATCACTTGTAGCAACGGTTATATTATCAAAACTTAAATTTGCATCTTGTTTAGTTGCAAGTCCATCTGTTAATGCAGAAATTGTTACATACCCATAGCTTTCAATAATTGGTTTAATTGTTCCATCAACAAATTCCTTTAGAATAGAATTATCATATTTTACAAATTCACTGCCATTATATTTATAACTTTCAAAAGTGGTAGGAATACCTGCGCCGTTTGAGTAGTTAATATCCGCTGATACATTTGCAGTAAAAGCGATTGTTTCACTCGTCGCACTGCCATCGTGAATATCGAAATTAGAATACAATAATGTGCCATATTCTCTATGCCAATCCATAGAGTTGTAATAATTAATATCACTACCTGTGTCCACTATTCTTCGTCTACCACTACCACTACTCAACCTTTTTTCGTGTGCTATTTTGTAACAATCAGTATTTGTGCAAAATATAATTTCTTTTGTTGCACCATCGTGTTGAAATAAAATAAAGTACGGATAACTTGCAAGGCTGCCCCAATGTTCATATGCGAGATTTACAAACCTTGCAACATCAGCGGGCAATCCTAATGGAACAAGATATAATGAATTTTCAATACCTGCCTGTGGCAATACATCAACAAATCGAATTGATTTTGTTCTATCTATTGCTGAAATAACATTATTTTCAATGATAATGTTATCTCCTGCTGTATACTCAGTTCCGCCTCCGCCACCGCCAGTGGCTCTTATAGTTGCCGTTCCGTCAGCATTATTTTCAATCGCAATATTTGTCCCAGCTACTAATTGCCTTTGCGCTTTGTTGAGTGCATCAAACGGAACTTTGCCGTTTTCATCTAATACGGTGGTATTGAATATCTTAACTGTTCCATAATCATTGTTAGTTCCAGTTCCTATTTGAATACACCCGTCATCATTAGCTTTTGCGTTATCTCCGATTGCAATTGCATCGACATACGCATTTGCTTTATCACCTATCGCAATTCCGCCAGAATTTGAATTATAGCCTATTGAAATTCCGCCGTCACTAACCGAATTACCACCAATAGCAATTCCTTGACTTGAAGCGTTTACACCAAGTGCAATTGCTCCGCCGCTTGCCCCTTTACCAATTGCAATTCCATCTTCGTGCGTATTTGCTTCTGTTCCAATGGCAATAGAACCATTAGCATCGAGTATATCAACTCCTGCATCAGCATCTTTACCTATTGCAATACCTAAACTTGTAACGCCTCGCGTTACCTTTACTGCATATTCAAGTTCATCTTTAGTTACTTCAACGCCTATTTTAGCCAATCGTATCACCCCTTATCCATATATCATCATTGTTAATATCTTGTGCATCGGGATTTCCGTCTTCCAATGACAAAGTCATTTGCAACCATCTATTATTTCCATTAATTATTATATCGTATAAATCGTGTAAAATCAACCACCATCGTTGATAATCGGAAAGAGTAAATAACATTCCGACATCTACGTGATTTTCATAATAGATTGACTGCACCTCATCTATATTGATTTTTGTCAAATCGTCCTCAATAGTTTGCAGTTGTTGCCTAATCAACCTAACGGGTACGGAATACGGCATCCTTGTACTCAACGCATCTAAGTTTTCAACGGTATATCCATCGGACACAAGTCTATCTTTTAATTCTTCGATAATATTATAAACTTTGACAACCGTTGTTCCCTCTAATACATCTATATCGTATTCAATATCAAACGCCATATAATCACCTACTTACACGCAATAACATAATCATATACGCCGTTCATATGCCCTGTTTTTTGCGTTATCCATCCCTTTAAATTATACCCGTCGAACACTACTTTGACCGCATCCCCTGCATTAGCATTGTATACGCTTGACAAACTCACAATTTTGTTAAAACTATAAATATACTTTAACGCATTTTTGAAACGAGTATATGTATCGTTCACTTTATCGGCAGTAACTTTGCAATCAGATATGTTCAGCCTATTGTTTTTAAATACAAGAGGGATGTCGTTATTCACCGCATTTATAGCAGTATAATTCGTTTTAAACGGATAACCTACAATCACAATTCTTTCACTGTATAAGCTAATAACATCAACGCAGTTATTCCATCTATTCACTACTGTGAATTTAGAACTTTCAACGGGAGATAATATATCAGCATCGTGTTCATCTGTTCCACTAACATAGTAAAATTCAAGCGAAGAATACGGCTCACTAAATGAAATATGCTCGGTGCTGTTTGTATCGCTTAAACTGCTTGCTTTTGTGATATTACCGTTAAATACTTCCTGCTTTCCGTCTTTTTGGTTTACACTATATCTGTGCTTTGAAAAATGAATTAATGCATATTGCTCAGTTGTTTCAACGGTGGGAACGCCGATTATGTTGTGCATCGTGAACGCCGTTGCGAAATCAGATGTGCCATATGGAGAAAATACAGTAAATTTATTGTATTTGCCACGCTTAATTCTCAGCATATTGCCTTGCAGAAACTCTCTACTCAAATTTCTGAATGTATCTTCCTGCATATAGCCAGTGAATGTTTGATTTTCATAAAACAGAGAGCCAATAGATACGCTTATGTCACTATCGTGATTTTTTGTTAATAGCAATTTTGCCCAATATTCAGTATTACTGCTCGCTGTTCTCACTGAACCTGCATATACATCGTTATCGAGTAAAGATACTGCATCATAACAGCTTACGCTTATCGTTCCGTCATTGTTTTGCGTTGCGCTATCTACATAAAACCGTTGACCCGTTTTTGAATAGGTAATCCGCTCTCCTGTGATGACATTAAACTCTTCTTTATTTCCTCTGAAAGTGAAATCAAGAGTATCATACTCTAATCCTTCGCCAGTCAAGGAAAAATTATTTGTGATTTTCGGCTCTTCAACGAAATCATCTTCTTGTAACATTCTCGTTGTACCGAGCTGATACGCTATCACTTTGAGGAAATGTCTCGGCTCTACTTTTGTGAAATTAATTGTTACAGATTGTAACCCATTGTAAACAAAAGAATAAAACTCATCGCTTGTTTTGTTGAACGTCTTACTCCTTGTTCCATCGCTGTCTGTAACAGTTATTACAATCGTGTAATCATTGTTATAGGTTCTCAGCGTAAATCCACTTCCGCTATAAGCCGCATCAGGAGTTATTGTGATAATCATATCTCTTTCAAAATTACCGTTTGCATCGCTTATAATAACTGAAGTATGTGCCATTTTTCCTTCGGGGTCATATGTGAATAAATACTTTTCAAAATCGAACTCGCCCTTTTCAAATGTTGCCCAATTATGATAGCCCTCTTCTACAAGCGTTTCCAACTTTTGAATTGGCTGGCTCTCCTCCTGCGCCGCATAATTCGTTGTTACAGTCGCATTATATACAAGCGGATAATCTTCATATACAAGATAGCCATATTTATTCAATCTGCGCTCACCGCCTCAAAATACACCGTCAATCCGTTTTTAAAATATTTGTCGTTTAAATATCCCTTGTTTATTTCACTTTTAATTGTCATATAGTATTCTTTTTCGACAAATCCATCATTGTCATTTGGAAATCCGCATAATATCGCTTTGCCCTTATTCCTATTGATGTATTTTCTCAAAGCCACATAAACGCCGTCTAAAACATTGAAAAATTGGACTGTATAATTTGTCTTTTTGTATCTCACTTGCTGATACTTAGTGCCGTCAAGAGCGGTCACATTATGATAATATTCCGTCTGAATTTCAGGTGTTATACTGCCGACATTACCGTAAATAACACCATTAATTTTTACTTTATGAACACTCATTATGCCACCCCTTTCTCTTTAGACACAACTTGCATATACGGGAATAGCAATCTTGCAATTTGTAATAACGGAGCGTTACCATCGGCAAAAGTAAATTCAAACTGTTGTACATCATTCGTTGTTTCATAGCCATAATCATAACCGCCATCAAGCGTCATATCACCAGCAAGCCCATCAATAGCATTCGTTACCTTGAACTTGTTAGTGTCAATACCTGAAGCAAGCAAATCCATAAAGTCAGGCATCCACTTATCGGCATCTGCAAGAGGTCCATCTTCGGGAACACTAAAGTGTAACTTGTCAGCTATTTCCTTTGTTACACTTTTAACTGCATCCTTTAATCCTTGAATTTTTGCTTTAATGCCATCAATAAAGCCCTGAAGCATATCTTTGCCCCATTCTTTTGCTTTTTCGCCAAAGCCAGAAAATTCCTCTTTCAACTTACCAAATACAGTTTGTACTGTCTCTCCAATATGCGAGATGTGGTTTATAATTCCTTTCAATACCTGCGCCAAAATGTCTACACCGAGTCGCATCATCGTCGGGAACAGCTTTGTAAAGCCATTAACAAGACCATCAATAATTTGAGGAACTGCCGCAACTAACATTGTAATGATAGTCGGCAAAGCACCAATCAACGCCAAGAATAAATCAAGCCCCGCTGTAATAATGAGCGGAAGTGCTTCTAAGATAGCATTTATTAAACCATCAATAATTTGAGGTATTACTGCAACTATACCACCTATGATATCAGGAAGTGCGGTTACAAGTGCCATAAATAATTGCAATCCTGCTTCCATAATGGTGGGAATTGCCGTCAATAAAAATGACACTATGTTTTCTATAATTAGCGGTAGAGCATTGAGCAGTTCTGGTAACGCTTGAATTAGTCCTTCTTCGAGAGCCATAATCAATGCCAACGCGGCATTAATTAATTCCATAAGCATTGAAGGGTCTGTCAACATTGTGACAAGTTCAGTAACTACTGCAACAATAGCAGGGATAAGTTCGTCCACATTTTCGGTGATACCTTGAACCAATGCAAGAATTATATCTAATCCCGCCTGTAAAATTAAAGGTAAATTATCCAAAATTATAGGTATTAAATCTGGTAGTATGTTTGCAACACTTGTAAACAAAGACTGAATAAGATTAATTGCTTGAGGTAACAATTCTTCTAATAATGCAGGGAGCAAATCTACAATTTGAGGTAACACTTGTTGACCTAATCCCTCAACTAATTTTCCTATGCTTCCAATTGTAGTTTTGATAACAGGAACTAAATTTCCCAAAACGCCCTTGTTTTTATCAGTCCCGTCACCTACAACACTTGTAACAAGGTTTCCAATTAGTTGTCCTATATCAGCATTTTTATCCGACATACCCGTTAAAAGATTTTCCCAAGCCGCTTTAGCCATTCCCAGAGATCCCTGAATTGTCGTACCCGCTTCTCTGGCTGTTGTACCCGCAATATTCTGCTTCTCTTGAATCAATTCAATAGCTGTAACTACGTCTGAAAAACTCTCAATTGAGAGATCTGCCGCTTGCCCATTCGCCTTTGCATACTCATTAGCATCCGCAATAAGGCGTTCCATTTCTGTCTTGGTTCCACCATATCCGAGTTTAAGGTTATCAAGCATCGTGTAGTTTTGCTTTGCAAAACCCTGGTATGCACCCTGGATCATTCCAAGGTCACCACCGAATGTGTTCCAGTTATCGGATATTGCCTGCATAGCAACATCAGTCTGTTTTGCCGCTTCGACTGTATCGCCGTTCAACGAGTTAATCAAAGCCGCTGAGAAACTAGTTGCAGTTTGCATATACTGATTGGCTGACATACCTGCAGTTTTATAGGCGTTATTTGCATTCTGAAGGACCAAATTCTGTGCATCCTCTAAAGATTGCCACTCACCCTTGACCTCATCAATGGACTTACCCTGTTGTTTGGCGTAATCCTCCACGGAGAGTCCCATATTACCATAGAGTTTCTTAACACCACCGACCATTTGTTCATATTCACTGTAACTCTGGATGGACTTCTTGCCAATAGCTACTACAGCCGTAGTTGCCGCACCGATGGCTGCCGCCGCTACCTTGAAGCCCGCTTTCATTGCTTGCCCAAAGCCTTTTGCTTCGCTTTCCGCTCCCTTAATGCCTTTTTTATATTCACTATCATCAATGCCAATTTTGGCAAAGAGCGATAATAATTCAGTTGCCATAAATTAGCCTCCTAATCCACATTTATCTAATACATCATCAACTATTTCTTCGGCGGTTCTTTCGTCTTTTTCTTTGAACAAATCGCTATAATTCATAGTCATATACTTACCACCTACCGCCATAGCAGTATTTTCCGTAATCATTTGCAAACAATTTGTTACATAATAAATTAATGATTGTTCTTTCTGTTCCTTTGTAAAAAGGGATATACAGTAATCAACTATATACCCCTTTCCGAACATTTTTATTTTTTGTATTTCAATTTGCGTTAGGTAGCGTTTTATATCCTTTACATCAAGTTCACCGCAGAGATAAAAAAATCAATCAGCCACCTCTCATTTAACAATCTTGAAAGAGAAACGATGAAATTCGGCTTGTCGTCCTCTGTTTCTCCCTTGTCAAGCACCCACAGTCTGCGGAGAATTGCCGCCGTTTCTGTCGGGTAATCTTTGCAAATCACTTTCAACATATCCTTAATGTTTTGTCTGCCCTGCTCATCGGCTGTAACGCCCTCTTTCGGCAGATTTTTTCTTATGTCAAGTACATTTGTCTTTTTTACGAAATCGCTTATATCTTCGCTTATATCATAAATAACGGGCAATAACTCTTCATCTTTTAACTCTGCAATAAATCTCATATCTTACGCTCCTGTTTCTCCTGTTGCTCCTGTTGCGCCCTCTGCGCCCTCTTGGATATAAAACTCCATAGGCGGTCTGTCAAGGTCTGCGGCGGTCTTGTGTCCCGTGTATGAGAACGAAGCCTGACCTTTGCCGTTATCCGTTGATTGATGAGTAAAGCCACCGTCAGAAAGTGCGTCGATTAACTTCATAGCAATGAAGCCGCCGTTCCAATCGGTTACATACCAAAGGTCTTTGAAGTCAGTTGACTGTAATGTCATTCTCGGCGCAACCTTTGTAAGACCTTCCGAGCCTGTAACTGCTTCGCTGTCTGCCGCACCGAGCATTGATTTAATGTTATCAACATTGTAGGTCAGCGCAGTTCCGCTCATTGTAGCCGTCCAACCGTCAAGGTGTTTGAATTCCTTTGTGTTTTTCGGCGCATTGTCAATATCCTCTGCCCAATCCGAAAATTCAGGAACGCAAGAGAAATTAATACCGCCCGTTGTAGCATAAAGGATGTCTGCTTTGAGTGCCGCCCCTGTTTTCGGATTAGTAGGGTCAAACTCTTTAAGAACTACACCCGCATTAACTGCGAGATATTCTGCCACATCTGCGGGGAGTTCCGTATATGTTAGATTCTGCATATGTTACCTCTCTAAAAATTCATAGTTTATGTTTAGCGCAATTCGCCTTACCATATCGTTAGTGTCCGCTATTCGCTGATAACGAGGTGTTCCGTTAGTAAGCAATATTGCGCCGTTGTCATATTTTATAGTGTGTCCGTTTAATCCGTCTGATATTTCGTGTGCTTTTGCGGTTATGTCTTTCCAACTTCTGCCGTAATACCAAAGTGAAGCAGTCGATAAAACAGGAAAATTAATCTCTCCAACGCTGACTTGATATGTGATATATGGCATTGTTGCACTTTCGGGTACGGTGATTTCGTCGTAAGCGGGAATACCAAACGAAGCCCAAAAGTTTTGTAACACTTGTTCTCTATCCATTGGGTATAGTCCACTCCTCCGCTGTCACTTGTCGCATATTTAATCCTGCGCTGTCGGGCGTTTTATTGTCGTCGCCGTCGCTTGTAACTCTAAATATCTTGTTATCACTTACTCGTTTTAAAACATTGTGATATTCAAGATTTACGCTTTTCGGTGTAGTAATAGTATAATAAGCCGTTGTGCCTTGTTTCTGCGCAATTTGAGCCTGTATTGAGTTGTTAAGAACAATAGCACATTGAATTGTTGCGCCCTCTGTCCAAATTGTTTCTTGACCGCCGTAGCCGTCATCAACAATTTGTTTATTGATAATAACGCAATCTGTCATTGCTTCGCTTAATAAACTCATACCTTACGCCACCTATTCAACGCCTTTTTAAACGCCCCATAAACCGTCAAATTCCCGTTTTCATCCGTTGCTTTATTGTAACTATACCCGCCGAAACTCTCGCTCGAATACGGACTGTTGAGCGCATCTGCGTTTTTTTCTTCCCACTTTGTCATTGATTCCAAAACATCAAGAACATTTTGCGGTACAGCCATAGCCCATATAGCACCGTTGAATATTTCGTCTTTCAATTCAAGCTTATTATTATACTGATACACGCCGTCATTAAACACACTGCCGACTATACGGAAAAACTGACCTTCTTGTAAGAAATCAAGGTCTATCGTTCCGTTTTCTATTTCAAATTCGCCAAAATGTCGGCTAACATCAAACCAATTCCTTAATTCTTCGCAAAGGTCAGTCAAAGTCATTTTTAATCGTCCTTTTTCTTCCGTTCTGCCTTAATAAGCGGAACACCGATTTTATTTTTATTAGTTTTTAACTCTTCAAATCGCTCTTTTGAAACGATTACACCCTGTCGGGGATAAATGTCCCCGACTTTATAGATGTAACCATTGTCTTGGAGGTCTTTAAAAGAATGAATTACTCTGTATTGCCACATTATGCGCCCTCGGTTTCAGCCGTGATAGTACCGACAATAACGCCCGCGGGTCTTTCTGCGAACATATTTACGCCTGCAACAAGCACGGTTTCCTCCTGCATTCTCTGATAGTTTGCATCCTCATGGATACCGATAAAGCCCGTTTCGGGGTCAGTAGTAAAGTTGAATACTTCGCCAAGACCGTTAGCTTCGTTTACATTTACATAATTTACAACGATGTTTTCAGCCGCCGTTGCGTAGAAAGTACCCTTTGTAATTTGCGGTGTAAGAATTACATTACCGAGACCGAGGAAGTTTTCAAGATAAGTGAAACCAAACGCTGTCTGAGTGCTAATCTGTCCTTTTGCAAGATAATCTGCAACATCAAGCGGATTAAGCATATAAACTGCGTTAATGTCCTCATCCTCAAACTTAACTTGAAGCTGACCCCACGCATTAGCAAGAGCCGCTTGAAGTCCTGCGCCGCTTGCTGTCCCTGTACCTGTTGCAAGGTTGCCAATAAATGCCGTTCTGATTGACTTCTGAACATCAAGAATAGCCTTTGCATCGGTATCATTTACTGCTTGGTCGTAACCGCCCTTAAGAATTGCCTCTGCGGTTGTTGCTTTTCTCCACTTGTTCAGTTCAACCTCGCCGATAGGTGTCCACTTGGTTTCATACTGGGAAAGCGGAATGATGTCGCCCTCATCAACCTTACCATTTGCAAGTGTACCTGTTACAGTGAGTACCTTTAATACCGTACCTGCTGTTACAGGGATTTTTCTTGTAATGTTGAGCATTTCAAGAAAAGATTTAAGGTTTTCGCCAAATCTCTGTGCATAGTCAAGCTCTCTGACTTTGGTAATTTCTTCGGTGGTAATTACATTTGTTTCTGCTGCCATAATTGCTCCTTTACTTTAGTCCGAACAATCCTTTGTTTTCAAGCATTGCTTTCTGCCTTGCCTGTGGGTCTTTGATTGCTCTAATTTGTTCTTTTGTCATTGTGTTACCGCCGTTATTTGTCGGCGGTGTTTCTGTTTTAGCACCCTTTGTTTCAGTTTTAACGATAAAATCTTCCCACTCGGTTTTGATACCGTCCTTTAATTTGTCGCTATCCTTGATTTTGCCGTTTTCATCAAGTTCAACATCATCAAGGTTAGTGACTTTTAGAACGCTGTCAATTCGCTTTTCGCTGATACCTACCTCTTTAAGTAAAGCCTTGTAAGCGCTCGTTTTAGCCGCTTTTGTTTCTTTGGCGGTAATTTCCTTTTTGTAGTCGTTAAACTCCTCTTTCAAGGCGTTATACTTGACTTCAAAGGGGTTTTTGCCGTCATCGTCTTTGTGCGCTTCCTTTAATTCGTTGAGTTCCTTTTCAACTGTCGGTAGTTTTTCAGCTTTTTCCTTGTAGGTATCTCTCTGTTCTTTGAGAGCGTTTACCGTTTCGCTATGAGCTGTGATGATTTCGTCAATTTTTTCATCATCAATGCCCAATGCTGTTAAAAACTTTCTTGTAAGTGCCATATAAAAATCTCCTGTTCTTCGTAGGCGTTTCTTTGCCATTCGATTTATTTACAAAAAAGAGAGGTCAACCGTATTGCTACGATTAACCCCTCTCGGTTCTTCTCCCTTAACGCTTAAAGGGAGGATGTCTGATAGTTTAGCCTATTTTATTGTTTCCCTTTTTACCTTTACAATCTTAACGCCGTCTTTCGTAGGGATAAGTTCAACCCTGTCACCTTTAATAAGCGTTTGCTTCATAGACTGTAACTGTTTTTCGGTTAATTCTATATTACTACTATTTGTATTATTTGTCAAGGCTATTTTCCTAACTCCTGTTCAATGATATTTTTCATTCTGCCTATATCATTATTGACCGCAGTTTTCAAGAATGGTCTCGGCTTCATTTTGCTTGTTCCGAGTTCAACAAAGGTTGCATATTCAACATCTGTGCCGATTATTACATAATTTTCTTCGGGCGGATATGCTGTCATACTGTTTCTCAATCTTCCTGTATCAACGGGTGATAAACTTGCACTATCTTTTTCAATCATTTTTCCAATTTTTTCAAGTGCTGATTTTACCGCCTGTTTTTCTGCTTTGCTGACTATCGGAACGTTAGTTTTGAATGTTACATCATAGCCCACTCACTCACCGCCTTGCATATTTGCCTTTGTTCTGTTCTTGCTTTTTCTTTTCTTGATAATAATTTGGCTTGCCTTGTTTCCACTCTTCATAACTGTCATAATCGAAATTATCAGTATTTCGGAACGCTAACTCACTTGCCCCACGGCTTGTTTGTGCATCAAATTCTTCATACACACATCGGCAGTTGTATAATTCGGCAGGGTCTCCGCTTGTGTCACCGGGGTATCTTAAACCATTTGAGAATGTTTTACCAACTTCAACCACTTCTCCATCACATTCTCGGTGCGTGTGTCTTGTTCTTCCATCAAGTGTTGCTATCCATACATAATAAGTTACAATGCCATATTCTTTTGCTCTTATAGCACTGTCAAACCTTGCTCCGTTTTCTGCTGATGTCGTCATTGTCCTTGCTCTACGGATTGCGCCGTTCAGATTTTCTTCACCCACACCTCTTGGAAGTCTTTTTGCGATTTTATCAATGCTTTCACCTCTTGACAAACCCTCAATCATATGTGCGTTTAACTGTTTTTCATTCCACCTCAAATCCTTCGGAATTTTCATTAATGATTTTTCGGGCAACGATGGGTATAATTTCGGTTCTTTTCTTCGGATATACTCAACCGCCCGATTGTCAAGAATTTTATAATCAGTTGAAATTCCTGTGACAGTTTCAAGTTTGAACGCAGTATAATTATAATTGAACGCATAAGTTATATTAATATGCTCATTGATTAACCCTGTTGCCTTTACATTACAATCAATAAACTTCCTCGCTAACTGCTTTCTAACCTTATGCCAACCTACGCTTGCGACAATTAAGCCTATCCGCCAATTAGTATACTCTCGCTCCGTTATTTTGCCTTGCTTGACTTCTTCCGACTTCTTGCTGTCTACTTCTTCATATTCATCAAGATATTCTGTAAGCATCTTTTCAACTTCTTTTGAAGTTAACTGATATTCTTTTTTTAACCGCCTTTCAAGGCTTTTTAACATTTCATCGGTCTTTATATTGCCGTAATCTAAATTAGCCATTATTCAGTCCCTATTGGCTCTGTTTCTTCTGTCTGCTCCGTTTCCTCTGTATCATCAAACCTTGCCGTTTCATCTGCTGACATCTGATTGATTAGTTCCTCTGCCCTGTCACCGTCGCCAAGAAGCGTTAATACCTTTTCAGTAACATAATCTTCGGGAAGAACAGCAGAAGCCTGTAAAATAGTTTGTACGCTTTCATTTACATTAACAATCATTGACCTTGTAAATGTCGGCTCGTCTTCAATTCCTGCAAGTTCAAGAATACCTTGTATAAAATCAAGTACACAATATTCGTAACTATCTACCTTTGAATTTAACGGCTCATAAGCCGCTCTAATCTGCGTTGCAGTTGTTGCTCCGTTTGCAATGTTCTCCGTATCAAGTGCCATAGCATCCTTATACAAGTCTTTTTCGAGCCTTTGTAACAACGCTTCCCTGCTTTGATACGGAACATCTAATGTGTGACTTTGAACATCTACATCGTCGGTTATTGTGACTGCTTTAACCGTCTTTAATCGCTCGACAAACTGTGCGAGGTCAATATCGTCCATACCGCCTGCGTTAGTTAAAGTCCAATAGATAAGGCTTGCCTCATCAACATTATTTGCGAATCCGCTCTTGATTAAGTCGTAACAGTCAATCTGTTCTCTTAAACCTACTAACTCGCTTTGATGTTCCTTGTTACCCCAAAACGGCACGATAGGAAATGTCGGGTAATTCTCGCCGTCATAAATTTCAACGCCGTCTGCTTCGGAACTTCTTATCTTTAACTTATACGGTCTTTTATCCTTAATAGCACAGCCTTTTTCAACGAGTCGCCATTCTTTGCCAAGCCTTAACTTTTCATCGCTGTACCACATATATTCAGTGTAGCCGTCTAATTCGTACAGCGTTGCCCTTAAAGGCTTGCTGTCGTCTATCTGCCAAAAGCGTACGCCCGACTTCATAGAACCGTTTTCTTCGTCATATAACGGCGCATATTCTAATACGGAAAATATCTCAATATGGTCTAAATTCCAAAAGCCGAAAGATACACCGCCCCAAGAGGCTTTTTCACCGCCGTCTTGTAGTTGATTGTCAAACGGATACTTCTTGTTTTCGAGCTTTTCTTCCGTGTCCTCATTCTGCCAAGTTACACCGTTACCGAGTAAGAATTGATTTTTCTGCGTAATAAAACGGTGGAAAAATCGGCTTGCCATTTTGAAGTTAGCACTCCAATTATCAGGAATTGCTTTACCCGATACCGTGTACAATATCTTTTGAAATCTGTTTATTGTAACATTACGGTGTCTGTTGTACTGGTCTGCATCCTTTGCCGTCTGGTATAACTCTGTGCTTTTATGCTCCGTTATAACGCTATGCACAAAGTCCATTCTTGTTTTTTCGTTCTCACCTATTGCCTGTAAATCCTGCCAAGTTTTCATTTGCTGTCCCCTTTGCAATAATATTTTACTATCTGTATTATAGCACATATGTTTTTATTTTGCAATCACATAAATATTGATTGTTTTTCGCTTTCAGGTTCTCTCTTTGGCATTGACCTTATGAGTGAAGCAAGGCTATCAGCGCAGTCATCGTGTTCTGCATTCTCGTTGTAGTCGCATATTTGGTCAATGTATTCTTGGTCTGTTCCCTTTACGAATACAACATTGCTCCAAACGAATTTTAAATGCGTTGTTATTTTAATATGCTTGTTTTCGCTTTCGTTATAGGTAACTACCCTTACGCCTTTATTTCTAAACTCCTTTGCTACATATCCCTTATCGGCGTTCTTCTCATTGTACATCTTACCGCACAGGAAATGATTGTGCCACTTTACGATTTCGTCCATAACATCGTCTATGTGCTTGCGCCAACACTTACCGAACACATAATACTTTCCGTCGTGATAAGCGCAGATTGTAAACGCTGTGTAATCTTCTCCATAAAAAGCAGCGTCAGTGTGACTTGTTCCGTTCTTAACTAATTCGTCACTTGCGTTTGTTTCGGGGTCCGTAAAAATAATATCATCGTCGGCTACTATCTTTAACTCATAGTTGCAAGCGAAAAGCGAAGCCGTCATTTGCTGTTTTAACTTCTCTATTTGCTCGTCACTAATCAACCCTGTGTCTTTGTATGTATAAGTCCGGATGTTCTCCATAAGGTTGAACACATCGTCTTTGTGCCATTTTGTACCGAGGGATACAATCCTGCCGCCTCTGTTACGGATGTTCTGCAACTCCATAAACTGCGTTTTTGTCTTATCTCTTTCCGCTTTACTCACTCTATCTGAGATGTTGCATATATCATCCGTGATAACTAAATCGGCGTGTTTGCCCGTAATTGATGTCTTTATACCTAACCCGAGCAACTGCTCCGCACCGCTTGAACTTTGATACAAATTTGTTGTAATAGTGTTTGCGTTCTGCTTTACAATATAAACAGGCTCACCATATATAATGTTGCTGATGTTTTGAATTGCCTTTGATTGTAACGCCTTGCTAACCATATTCAGCATTTCGCTAACATCTGTATCGGTCTTACGGAAGAACAAAATATTGATTGTCGGCTTTATAACCATTAATAAAGCAATACACACAGAAAGACAGCTACTCTTGTAACTGCCCCTGTGTGCCAATAATGTATAATCACCTTTGCCGAAGATAACCGACTGCATCCACTCATTATGCGGCTTTTCCTTTACATCTTCAAAACCTACTGCGTTTGCTATCTTATACGGCTTTTCTTTAATTTGTTGTAGTATCTTCCGTTCCGTCTGTGTCATTGAATAACTCTTGTAATTCTTTTATGGCTTCCTGTTTGTCATTGACTTTTACGGTCTGTTCAATCTTATCTTTCCAACCTAATTGTTTAAGGCTAAATATTACAACTGATGAATTAAGCGTTCCTAACAGACCACCTTTTTCAAGCGCAATTTCTTTGGTGTCTATTATCTTTTTTATAGAGTCAAATAATTCGTTATTGCCTTTTGCTTTTTCTTCGTCTATTAACTGATACAATCGTTGTTTTGTTATTCCGTTCTTGTTTGCGTATTCTGCTACAATAGGAATATCGGTGCTTGCTATGTAATCATCGACTCCGTTTATTAAGTCTTGTACATTAACTTTTCTTGGTCTTGCCATTTACTCACCTTTTATGCTTTTTTGCATTGTGTTCATAGTTTAATTATCCTTTATTTGTATATAATTATTTTTTATTTTATTACTTAGCGATGTGCCAATGTTCTACCAATCAATTATTTTGTCAACTCCTTTTTTCTGCTCTTCTGATGTTTGTCTTGTGTAAATTGCCGTTGTCGATAAATCACTGTGTCCCAATAAGTCACCCAAAAGTGTAATGTTGTCGCTTTTTTTCATAAATTGCTTTGCGAAATAGTGTCTAAATGAATGTGGATGCATTACTTCTTTTGGTATTCCTGCTAATTCTCCGTGTCTTATCATCGAAGAAGAAATGCCTCTTGTTGTCAACTGCTCACCATATTTATTTTCGACAAGATATACTCCGGTACAGTATGGCTTTATCTCTTTTACCAAATTTTCTGGAAAGAATATTCTTCTCGTTTTGTTTCCTTTACTGGTAATATCTACATATCCATTATCTAAATCTTCTGTTTTTAATCTTATCAATTCTGATACTCTAACACCTGTTGATGCTATTATTTTAGCAACTTTCCAAGATGTATATTTTTCGTTTTCAAAACACCACTTTACATATCGGTTGTACTGTTCTTCATTTATAGCATTATCACAAAATGTTTTTTTTTGTTCCCTTGACCTTACAAATTCAAAATCAAAACCTATAAACTTTAGATATTTGGACATTGCGGCAATTCTTATATTGACAGTTTTGGGCTTAAAATTCTCTTTTAGGTAGTTTTGATATTCCATCAAATTCTGTTCGTTTATTTCATCATATTTTTCGAAATATTTTGTTATAGCAAACATATAACTATTTTTCGTGTTTTCGGAACAACCTTTATATTTTAAGTATTCTTCAAATTCTTTTATTTTTTTTGTGTTTTTAACGGTTTCGGTTTCAATGGATTGTTGTATATCTAATTTGCTTTCTATTCTTTCGTCAATACCGTTATCCTGCATCAACAAATTTATTATTTCTTGTTGCATTGATATTACTTTTTTATAAACATTCTCCGAAATCATAAGTGTCATATACTCCAAATTCGATAAAATAGTCAATCGGCTTTTCTTCACTAACCATATCTTCCATATATTTTATGTTTTTTTCTTTTCTTATCATTTTTTCCATCCAGCGCTTATAACACCAATCAATTTTTTTTCCACAGAAAGCATAAAAAGGATATCTTCCGTCATACAGGTCGATGTAATTCCATATTGACATCAAACAAATTTGTTTGAAGTCGTCTATATCAGCAAATTTCCAATTTAGCAAATCCCTTCCGTAGTGTTTGTATATATAATCATTAACGCACTTCTCAGCCTCTTTGTCGAAAGTCTCTCTTGCCATTTCGTTTTTTGGCAGATAATAGGCACTTGTAACATCCCACTCCAAATTTTCTAACCTGTTGTTTCTCGGGTTTCCATCAAGATGTTTTGCTTGTTTTGCCATTTTGGGAGGCTTGCCAACGAAGGTAAGTAAAACAAGTTTTGCAACGCTTCTTGATACTTGGCTTTTCCCATTTCTTAACCTTACTTGAACATTGTCATTATTTCGACAATATTCTTTCATTATTTTCGACGGATAAGTTCTTGTGTATGCAAACCTTGTCACCGAACGCACCCTTCCCATATTGCTTACTTGATATTTTCCCTTAAATTCCTCAATATCTTTCCAAATTTCTTCTACCATAACGCACCATTTAAAAAATACATAGGTGTCAAAAATACTTTGTCTGACAATAATCCGTGCTTTTCATTCATAAGTGTATCGCCCTGAACAACTTTTGCATCTATTCCATAAAGGCTTAGTTGAACATAGCACATATACAAGGCATTCCAATCTAAATCTTGTGCAATCACTCGTAATTTTTTTTGAGGATTTATGCCTTGATTTAACATTGCTTCGCTTGTTGCAATAACCATTCCTCCGGCACCTGCGCTCGGCTCGTTCATTTCTATTATTTTATCGTCAAATTTTTGGATACTTGCGCAAGCGTAACTTACAGGGTACGGAGTGAAAAATTGACCCGTGTTTTTGTTTCCATATCCTGCTTCCATAAACAAGTTTCCTAACACATCAGCGTGTTTTGCTTCAATAGTTTCCGTGAGCATAGCAGATATTTTAGCAAACTCGTTACCATCGTATCTATCTATCGTTTTTATAAATTCTTGTTCTCTATTTTCGTTATAAAGAAAGTTGTTTGATATACTTAAAGCGAAGCACTTTACCCAGTCGCAAAATACTTGATAAGGAGAATTACTACCGCTCATTTTGTCTATGCTTTTAATAATGTCTTTCGTTCTATCCATAATATTTTTACTGCTCTTTTGCATTATGTTCATACGGAATAAGTTCGTCAATGCTTTTCCATATTAGTTTTGTGTTTTTGTTCATAATATCACCTCATTTATTATATCATATGCTTTATTAAAATGCAAACTATATTATTTTTTCAACCCTGCCATCTGCATATAATCTATACTCAACTCGCTCCCCTTTTTGTATTCCTTTTACGCCGATATAATCCGCTCTGCCGTACCATTCTAAAACAGGATTTATGTTTAATTCATATGCTTTTTTAAATAAATCTGTTCTATCCATTAAACCTCCGTAATCGTCAAATCAGGATATTTATACTCAAACAATTTCTTTTTAAGCTTATACACTTCCGTTTTAACGCCTTTTACATCTTCAACAACAACTTTTCCCTGCTGAATATCAAAATACTCAAAATCAGCCTTGTATTCGATTTTACGGTATGTTTTGCCGTTCTTTTTAAAACTCTCCTGTAATAAATATGTTGGTTGTAGCCTTAAATCCCGAATTGCACCGCACCTCTGAAGCATTTTCAATTCTGCATAGTGAGAAGCTTCTCTCTTGCTGTCGAATGTAATGCCGTCAAGCGTTGTTTTTTTGCTGTGATATTTGCTCATTTTATAAACCCCATCTCCGCATAATCGCAACTGTAATCTTCCTTATTGACAAGTTTCACATTACTATCTTGTCTGTTTTCATCTCGTCTTTTTTCACTTCGGCATCCGTAATCTTTACCGCCGAGATGTCTGCCGTATAAGCAATCTTTACAAATTATGTTCATTTATCCTTCTCTCATTACTTTCATAAATTCGTCAAAGCCGTCAACCTGTTTTTTCAATTCGTCATAAGTTACCGCTTTGCTCGTTGTTGCGTGAAATACGGATTTTCCTGTTTTCTTATTAAAGATATTGATATTACCCACCCATTCACCCATAAAGAAATCGTCATATGAATAAGCAATATACTTTTCGTTTTCATACTCAATTTTGTTCCTTATTTCTAAATCGTCAATATATGTTTTCATTCCGTCACCTCATCCATCTTTGTGCCACAATTACCGCAATAGTTTGCTGCTTCTCTGCTTCCGCATTCACATTCACTACAACGATATATATGAACATTTGATATTTCGTCAAAACCGTAATAATCCCAATGTCCGTGTTTCTGTTCTACTCCGTGTTCCGAAATAACCCTTGCGATTTCATTTTCAACCATAATCATATTGGCATTTGCTTTTCTTAATCGTTGAATTGCATTCCATATGTGCCTGCAATCAATGTTAATAGTTTCCTTCATTCTTTTTCACCCCTCTGCTGCAAAAATCATTTGCTTGCGCCCAAAACCACGAACCCGACATATCTTCAAAACCGTGTAATGTGCAATGCGCCCCCTCATTGATACCCTTGTCAATCGTTACATACGGCTTTTCATCGGGCAAGTAATCTCGACATTCGCCATTTTCCATTCGGATTTTTTCGTCTTGCCAAAATATACAATCCTTACACCTAACAACCTCAACGGCATCTACGGAAGGCATTTCATCTGCAATAACTTTTGCTTTTCCTAAACCTTTGTAAAATTCGTCATACTCAATTTGTTCATCATTTAGACGATTTACATATTCTTTTCTGTCAATATAATCAGCCATTGTTGACCCTCCTGTTCCAACGTTGTCTTGCTCTACCTTTTGTTTCGTTATATATACCGCTTGCAAAACATTTTTTGCACATTACTCTCCAATACTCTTTTGGATAATTATTTCCCGTTCCTATATATACTGCTTCTCCACCGCAGAACGGACAAGGCTTAAGTTCTGTCATTCTTCCTCACTCCAATCTAATGCTTGACCGCAGTTATCGCAATAGTTATAGTCTTTATTAAATATAGAATTTTTAAAAAAATAGCGGTTATAACAAGTCGGGCATTGTAATTTGTGTTCGCTTGGTACTTCTATTTCTATCGGCTTCTTCGGTATCTGCTTTTCAAGAGCTTCTCTTGCCACCTGCACTGCTTCATATAGTTCGGGCGTTTCCTTTTTTGAATAATCACCCGTTAAACCGTAATTATCAAATTCCTTAATTGCTTCCTGTACTGTCATATTCCCACACCTGCCCATATATTTCGTATCTTTCGGCTTCTGTAAGTGTTAGCAATAGCAAAGCGAGTTCAAAATACAATTTTCTTTCTTCTTCGTTTTTAATTTTGTTTATAGGATTGCATACACACCAAACAATATAATCGTCTTCCATATTCCCATCATCAAGAACGATGTGCAACGCTCCACCTGCGCTGTGAATTTCATAAATCGCTTTCCATAAACCTTTTATTTTTTCAAAATGTTTATTTTTTGTCATTCTTCTGCCTCACTTTCAAGCCAATTTAATACTCCGTTGTGCCTTTTGCTCTCACAATTTCTACAATATCCTTCTTCGTCATCACAATGAGAACAATAGTCACAAGTGTATTCGCCACTATTAGAAAGTTCGTCAATAAATTCCACCATTTCCGCCGTATTCATATTCTTTATTCTTTCAAGATTTGTCATCTTCTGCTACCTCACTTTCATTAAAAAACGAGTATTTCAAAATCCTGTCGTTGACTTTGCACAACTGATTAAATCTCATTTTTAACAACTTAACATCGTCACAATGTTCAACCGCATATTCACATTTTGGCAAAAGCCAAGATAGTGTTACTAATTCATTTTTTAGTTTGCTGTTCATTCCTCTACCTCACTTTCAAGCCAATCCTTATATGATGGACAAATTTCTTTACTACTATATGCCCAACAATCCTTTCCTATCCCTTTAAATGCACACACCGAACAAGGATAATTAAGTATATCGTCAAGTTCTTTTGTTATTCTTGTTTCTTCCGCATTCATATTGCGTAATCTGTCTATTTGTTTCATTTGCTCATCTCCTTTGCCTCCTTAATCGCAAACTCAAGAAATTCAATGCTTTGAAGGACCTTGTCATCATTCTCGGTCTCGCCGTATACATCAGCCTGCCGTTCATTCTCCATAAATTCCGAAAGAAAATCTTCCGCTCTGTTTTTGATTTCATTGATTTTTTCAATTTGTTTTTGTGTCATTTTCTTTTCCTCATTTCTATTAGCTGCAATATTCCCACTATTAATATTAAAAATGAGAAATTGCCGTTGAACATTTCGTTTATTATGTTGTGTATCATAGTCCCTTATAATTCATATCCTGTTTAGCCCACTTAATTATGGTGCTAAAACAATCCTTAACCTCATATTCCATAATCTTTATGAAATACCGTTCAAGTGCCGATTCTTCTACCACTTTATAAAGCATATCCGTTTCAGCTATCGTCAGCCCTAATTGCTTTTGCGGATTAAACGGATTAATCTCTGTCATTTCTTTTTCTGAATAACAAGACCAATCATATTTTTGCCGAATGTCTTTAGCAGTAGTAGTTAAATCTTTATTCTCTTTACTCTTATTCTCTAATATCTTATCTCTAATATCTTGTGTTACATCGGTGTTACATTGTAACGCTTTTCGTTGCCGATATTCTCTAACCCTTTTTGCACTTGATGTTTCGCTTCCTACCATTTCTCCATAGTTAGCAATTTGAAGCGTGTTATCGTCAGTTTCAATATAAATCAAACCTAATTGTTTGAATAATTCAAGAGCAACTGTTACCGTATCAAAATCAAAATACTTTGTATCTCTTACAATTTTATTGACATCATACGGAACAATCATTTCGCCAATTTTACTGCATAGTTTTCCATCGGTGTTTGCCGTCTTTAAACATAACATCTGATACAACACTATGTATTGACAACCGTTCTTCTGCGACATCAAAAAATCAATAGTTTCCTGCTCAAAAAAGTTAGTTTTTAACTTAATCCAATAATACCGCTTTTCGCTCAACTTATCACCCCTTAAAATAAAAATAAGACCTTTACAAGACTGCCAACATATAGAAAAGAAAACCTTATGGTAAATGAAACAGAGTGTCGCTGACAGCCTTGTAAAAGCCTTATTCAATTATTCACCCTGTTTCACTTACTATTATACTACTATATGTTGTTAATGTCAATCCTCAATTAAAAAATATCTCTTAAACCTTACAGGCATACCGTCGCCGTCTGTTTTTCTCTGCCATTCATCACCGATATTAATACCTTTTCGGCGCATTTCAGATATTCTCTTGCGATAATCCATAATGTGTAATTTGTTTGTCGCTTCAAGCCCTGTAATACCGCCGTTTTGCTTCATATAATTTAATATTCTCATACGCTGATTTGCTTTATTCATCATTTACACCTCACTTTCAAAATGGCAAATCGTCCGTGCTTGAAATAATATCGAAATCACCCTCTTCATAAAACGCAGGGTCTTCTGGATTAAAGCCTTTTGAACGATTTTCTTTGCTTCCGCAAAAACTTACATTATTACATACAACTTCAACGGATTTACGCTGTTTGCCGTCCTTATCGGTATAGTTCTGCGTTTGTATGCTTCCCTCAATAGCAATCATTGAACCCTTACGGAAATATCGGCTGATGAATTCAGCCGTCTGTCGCCAAGCAACACAATCTATAAAGTCTGCCTGTCGCTCTTTTCCGCTCGCCTGATAATTACGGTCAACCGCTACTTGGAAGCGGATAACTGAAACTCCGCCCTGTGTTGATTTTAATTCAGGCTCGTATGTGAGCCGTCCTTGTAATGCACAAATATTAATCATAATATACCTCCCGTTTTTAAACCGTTTACCTTATCGCATAAATAAGGGTCGCTCATTAATAATTGATATTCTTTTTTCATCTCTTCCATTTCTGCATTAGCCTTTGACATCTTCTGTTGAAGTTCTAATGCCCGTTGTACTCGTCTGTGAAATTCATTCATATTACTTCTCCTTTATAAATAATTCTTTCCGAACACTCGCCTAAATTCGTCAAGTGTCAAACCGTATTCGTTCATAATCCTTTCCTGTGCTACCTTGCACAAATAGTTTCTTGTTTCTTTGTTATGATGAACGCCCCTCGGCGGCTCGTTATGGCAGAAGTGACATAGTCTTACCATTGCTCCATATCGTTCGCTATTCGCTTTATTTGAAGCGTTGAAAATGTGATGCCATTCTGTCGCAGGTCTGCCACATAACCAGCATTTTCGTTGTGTTTCTTCGTCTTGAAACAGTGACTTATACCTCATTGCTTCCGCTATTCCACTCCCTTTGTATTTGACTTTCAATGATACGCAACTGCAATTTGGTACTGTTTATAGCTTCTTGATTTGCCTTATAAACCGTTTCCGCAACATCTCGTTTAAACCTTGCTTCTGCTACGGACGGTATACCATAACAAGTTTTGTCTATTATACCAATAGCCATTCCTTCATCACGAAGCTTTAAACATTCCTGCCGAAGCAAAACCCTGTAGTCTTTTTCCGCCTGTGCATATGCTGTTCCACTCGCCCTTAATTGCTTTACGCTCACATTTAGCTGAGCAGTTAAGGCGTTTAGTTCATTCATTAAATCAATCATTTTTTCAACGCCTCAATTGCTTCTTTTGCCTGTGCTTCTGTGAGGTCAAGTACAGAATTAACATTGTAATATTTCAGCATTTTTGTTATGCGCTCTTTGTCTTGGTAGGTATCAAAAAACGCCGCCTGTGCCTCGGTAACATCATAATTTTTGTACTTTTTCTTTTCCGCTTCCTGCTGATTGATTGCGTTCTGCACTTCTTCAAACGAAGCAACCGAAGTATCAATACCAAATCCCGCCATACCCAATGCTCTGCCGACTGCCGATGTTTCGCAGTTCTCAATATATGAGGTCTTATTAATGAAGGAACTGTTTTCCTTTTCATATGCCGTACCTGTACCGAGGATATTCCCGTCATCATTGGCAACTGTTGCTTTCATAACGCACACTCCATTTTCAATGGAAATAATCTCCGTGCTGATTAAACCGTCAGGGTAAATCATTCTGAACGCCTTGATACGCTCATTTACTTCGGCATATGCCT